TGGTACCACTGTTGGTCAGGCTGAGAGCCGTGCCACCAGAGCCTGTGGTGATCGAGGTGATACCTGAGTCGGTCACCTTCTTGAGCGTGTTACCATCCAGAAGGAACAGAGCGTCGACCCCCGAAGGGTCGACGTACCCACGGATGCGGGGAACAGGACTGCCTATGGTCGTCTTGTTGTTCGGCTGCCGCAACAGCGAAGCCTGACCGGACGTCCACGTGTCAATCCCGAGCGAGTCCTCGAACCGCAGGTCGAACGACCTGACGTACGGGTTGATCACATCCGGATCCTGGTAGACCAAGCCGGCTCCAGACGTCCAGGAGTTTTGAGACCGGAGCCACCAGCCGTAGATAGACTGCTCACCAGGCTCGGCGGAGCTGTCGAACTGCTGCTTACGGATCTCGGCCATGCCCTCGGTGTACGGCCACTGGTCCCGAGTCGCACTCAGGAACGGGATGCCACCGAGGGCGTAGTCAAACTGGTAGTCCTGAAGGTTGTATCCGCCGCTGTTGGGCGTGCCCGGCAGGAAGTTACTGAGCTGCCAAGGTATCTGCTTGGTGATGTCCGGCGACGGATCAGCCATCACGCCTCCCTGTATGTACCGTTGATCGTGATGATAGTAGCCGGGCTCGGGCCTGTGATCAGGCCGCCCGTGAAGGTGTTGTCTCGGTAGTTCTTGAGCGGCTGCGTAGAGACGCCGGAGTCACCAGCGAACGTGCAGTGGTGGCCCATGTAGTTGGTGTCGTTGAGCGGTCCCAGCGGGCCCGCGTCTGTGAACCAGACAGTACCGAGCTGCTGCCGCATGGTGTTACTGCTCCTGAACGGAGCTGTCGGCAGGTCTACGCTCACCGCTCCAGTCAGGCTGGAGCTGGTGGAGAACACCGTGTAGATCTCGTAGAACACCATCTTGCCGACCTTGTAGTACCAGCCGGTGTTGGTGTTCATGTTGGCGTCATGCCCGTGCCAGGCGGGGACGAACGACGTGAAGACCGGCGCCGTAAGCGCCAGGTCGCTACCAGTCACGAGGCCGGTAGAGGTCACCGTGGCGGCCGACAGGCCGGACGTAGCAGCCAGACTGCCTGTCACCTGAAGCTGGCCGGGACCGATGCGGCCGAACGCTGTGTCAGGCCCGGCGGTGCCAGGCCCCCAACCTTCGGATCCTATCGCGTTCCTGAACCAGCGGGCGTTGGCGTCACCGGCCACACGAACCTCGTAGATCGAGTCGGTCGTGTTGGCTCGCTGCCCCTTCACGAGGTTCTGTTGAAGGAGCTGGCCGGTGTTGGTGAGGTCGCCGGTGTTGCTCCACGCCCCGGAGAACGTATCGCCGGTCACGTTCGTCCCGCCGGTCAGGACTCCGTTGCTGAGGGTGGAACCGCTGAACGTGCCGTTAGTCACGGTGGCACCGGTAGCCGTGACACTACCGGTGACCGTGGCGTTGTTGATCGTCGGTGCGTTCAGCGTCTTGTTGCTGAGCGTCTGGGTGGACAGCGTGTCCACGAACGCTCCGGTGATGCCGTGCACCCCAGTGCTGGACGACTCGTGCGTCCTGCTGTCGGTGAAGTCCCGAGCAGAACTGACGTGCCTGACTACAGCGCCAGCGTTGTGGGTGCTGGCCGACGTGCTGTCCACCGCCCGGGTGACGTTGAACACGGACGGGCCTCCGCCCGTCACGTCAACAAGTTCCTCGTTGGCGGAACCGTAGTCGAGGCACAGCGTGTACGGGAAACTGTTCGGGAATCCGGACGAGCTAGCCACCTGGATGGTGGCGTCGCTCGGTCCAGCGGTCGCCTGGAGGTTGGTGACCGCTGCGATCGAAGAATAGAACCTAGAGTTAGGCACAGGCCCTCCTTAGCTGTAGAGGCGTAAGCCGCTACGCGACTCAGCCGTTGAAGTTCTGGTAAGAGTCGAACAGGCGCTGAAGCCGTGTACGCTCTTCTGCGAGCCTCTGCTGATACAGGGCCATGTAGTACTTGGAGGCGTTGCTACCGGCCCCTGTAGGCACCAGCGGGGCCCTCTCAGTGGCCTCGATAGCCTGCTGCTGGAGTCGAGCAGACTCGTACGCGGGAAGCAGGCGCCAGCAGGCGCCGTACGTGATCATGTCTACGTACCTGTCCGGGTATCCGGTGGTCGTCTCGAAGTCGTCACCGTTAGCGGTGAGGGTGCCAGGCTTCTTGATGTACTCGACTCGGATGTTCCGACCTGGAACGATGAAGTCCCTCATGATCTGAAGAGACTTACCGGTAGGTGCAGGAGTAGGCTTGACTTGGCCAGCCGTCGTGCTGGCCGAGGGATTGAAGCGCCAAGAGCTGAGCGGGAACCACACGGCCGAAGGTCCGATGGTGTTGACCGTGACCTTGTAGACGTCCTCGACGTCGGTGGGCAGCGGGTACTCGTACCTCGCTGCGATCTTCGGGAACTCGTACTCACCGAACACCCAGAGGTCCGGGAAGGTCCCGTTGATCGTGTCGTTGATCGCCTCTTTGATGCGGGAGGTGGGGTACATCGGGTCGTCGGTGACGATAGCGTTAGTCGCATGCGAGGCGGGGGATGTACCCTCGACGCCTCTGCCGTTCACCCCGCCCATCACGGTGACCGTGCCGGTAGCACGGTCGTACTTCTTCACCAGGATCAGCTCGTCATCGATCTCGATCAGACCCCGAGAGATGTTGGTGACAGTCTCGGGGTCAACCATGAACTGTACGTCTGTCGAAGTCATGGTGTTCGCCAGGCTGCTGATAGAAGCCTGATCCCTGGTGTAACCGAGGAGCTGCTGCTTCACCCGGCTGACTATCTGTGCGAATGTCGCAGCCATGCTTACTCCTTAGAGTTCTGCCCACGTGAGGTTGACGTTCCAGAGCTGACCGGTGTTGCCTGCCGCAACCCTGAAGGCGAGCCCCTGGCCGGGTGCACACACGAAGCTAGCCCCTGAGGGTACGGCGGCAGCAGCCGCGCCGATGCCAGTCGCAGCAGCGGTGATGGCGGGAGGGAAACCGATCAGAGTCTGACCGACCGTGGTGATGGTAGGGTTGCCCACTCGGACTTCAGCCGTAGAGTCGGGGTCCGAGGTGACAAACTTGTTCACAGCGTTGGCCGCCACCAGCGTCCCACCGCTGTGGGCGCTGGTCCTGAAGGCCAGCATGTTGTTGGTCGTGCTGGCAGCAGCAGTGGCGTACGCATCTATGTTCAGCTGGTAGATGATGAGAGCCTTGGTGTTGCCGGAAGGGTTGAACAGAGAGAAGTAGGTGTTGGCTGCGACGGTTCCCGCAACCTCAGCTACCGCGTAGGTGTAGAACTTGGCCCCCGCTGGCCCGACGGGGAATGTTGCGATAGATCCTGCTGAATCGATGCTGAGCGAGTGTCCGCCCGTGTCAACGACCCTGGTCTGACTGGCCCCGTTTACGCTGTTAGGCATTTGATCCTCTCAGGATGCCATGAGTGTTGCGCTTACCGTTCCCCCGGTTATGGTGGTGGTGACGTTGGCCCGGCCGTAACGCCAAGCGCCCTGCTGGTTGGACTGGGTGACACCAGGCGCAGACTGCGTAACAGGCGTACCCCTGAACCAGTTCGTGTTGTCTTGGCTCACTTCGAGTGCGACAGCGCCAGCGCTCACACCAGTGCCTGCCGTGATGACCAGGGTGATGTTCTGCTTGGCCGACCCGAAGTCAGCTACGGTGCCAGCACCGGTCGCCGAGACCGCCGAGAGGGTGGTCGAAGCGATCAACGTGCCGCTGGATACCACCAGGCCAGCGCCAAGGTTAGGGCCAGGGACGGCGATGTTGGCGGTGTTCGTGCCGTCGGTGTTCTTGATGGGCCACGCCTGAGCGACGGCGGCAGCCGTACCCTGGTTGGCCGTGACGGTACCAGCTACAGTCTGGGTTCCGGTTGGACTGGTGGTGACAGTACCAACCAGGCGTACGGTCTGTGCGGCACCATCGGTTGTAAGAGATCCATCGGTTACGCTCACGCCTCAGCCTCCTTGAAAGCCTTGTCGATATGAGACTGCTTGGTCCCGTCAGGGCTCAAGCCCTGACGTACAGCAGACTCGTAGTTGTCCAGCTCTCGGTCCCACGCCTTCTGGCGTGTGCCGTAGCCATCGTTCACAGCGGGGGAAAGCTGGAGGCCTTTAGACCTCACGCACTCTCCCCAGCTAGCGTGATCCTTCGTCGGGCAGGAAGAGGAGCACTTACTTACACGTGCAGCCTTCGAACGTGTGCCCGCACGTCGGGCAGCGGGGCTCATCGCTCACCGACCAGGCCGATCGCCGACCCGTCGATAGGGACGAGCACAACTTCAGTGCCAGGTGAAACATGTACATCCCACTTCAGCTTGAGGAACTTGTCGTCGAACCCCAGGATCTCCAGATTCTGGAGGGTTCGTCCGCCCCGATCGAGGTTGATCAGAGCACCGACCTTGAGGAAGCTTTCAGCTTCGACCTTCTTCGGGGCAGCAGCCATCAGGAAACCAGTCCGTTCGTAACTCGGTAGACGTCAGGCCGGAACGCGTTGTGTCCTAGCGTTGCAGCCTGTTCTTTGATAACGCTCGACGCGAGAGCCGAGCTGGTGGGGTAGCTGTTAGCTTGAGGCTTGGCCACCCCCATGTCGCTGACGTGCTTGTCAGTCAGCGTACTTGGACTCTGTATCACTGTAGATCCCCTGAGCGTAGCGGTCGTGATCCGAGCCGAGCGGGGAAGACTGGTACTCTCGCATCGCCTCGAACAGGCCATCCTCAAGGATGCCCTTCTCGTTCTGGTTGATGTGGATCGTGGTGCCAGCAGGGCCGACCGGGTTCATCCGGGT